AGAACATATGGCTCTTGCATGTCCTCATCAAAGAAGTCCACGAGCACCCATGTGCCCTCTACATAGAACGATGGCGTAGTGCCTAGACCGGAGTTACTGCCGTCATGTGATAGCACAGTAGCCCATGGCAAATCAGCGGTGGGTAGCAATACCTTGTCCTCCGTGTGGATACCCAATACACGGACACGCACCCTGCCTAACTGCTTGGGATCTGCTCTGCTCTCTATGACACCGTAATAATTTTTCATGTTACTGCTTTCTTTTCAGCCGTTGGGCCGTCTGTTTTAAAGGACTACGCTTACTATTCTTTTGATCTTTTGCGTATTTCTCTTTCCAAGGCGTCAGCCCATCATTTGAAAACTCCCCTAGATTGTAATAGTCAAAGAAATCAACGACTTTAGCGTTACGCAATGCATGTATTCTATTCCAAATCCAGTCTCTCATATCTACTTATAATCGCTATCTAGTGGACGTACACTTGTTATATATGGCTTATCCACACTATCTTTTGCACAATCAAATGTCGTTGTATAGTTTGTAGGTGATATCGTATGCACTATGTTTGTAATCACATATTTACCTGACATGTAAGCGTCATATGTTCTTTCATAAGCCTTTGAGATGGGTTCAAGAGATGGTAAACTAAGGTCTACGGTATCTCCTGCGGCAAGTATGCTATTACCTGGTACAGTCACACTCACAGTTAATGCGTCATGATTTAAGCGACTAAACAGTCTTGTCTGATCTTTACTCGTAGTGTTTGAATAGTCTATTGTATCGTCTGCGTCTATGGTATGAAGAAAACTGTTCTTTGTGCTTACTTTGGTGACTGACGAGGTGAAGTCATCTAGTATATTGCCATCGGCGCTTTCGGGTTGTGTCGTATAAATCGGAAAAGCTTTATCGGCGGTGTGCGGAGTATTGACGAACTCATCAAAGTATCTATGCTCCGTCTTGTTGTATGATTTAGTGTTTATGTCGTATGTGTATTGTGTCGAATTGATGAGGCCTGTTGAGATATGTGCGAGTAAGTCTTGATTTTTTGATATACGATAACTTAATATTCTTTCCATATCTGCTTTTACGTCTCTTTCTTCGGCACGACCTTCTGCACTATAATATGATACTTTTGGATCTATTCTTGCAAGACCAGACATTGATGATAGATTATACCCTCTATGATTTTCATAGAAATATAGTTGATCGTCTTTGAAATTTTTACTTGAACCTTTGTTTGCAGCCATGGTACAAAACTTAAATGGTTTCATGCGATTACCTAACAATGTAAGTCTCTCACTTGTTTCTTCTAATTTATATGACTTTGTTGTTCGTATATTGTTTTGTAATACTTCTTGTATGATTTGATCTGCGCTGCCCTTGTATATCTTATTCAATGATGTGCGTAAATCAGTTACCGTTTCTTTAGATGTAAAGTTAAGTGTATAAACTTGTTGTCTTTCCTCTACTCTATTGACATTACTTACTTTTGTTACTCTTACACGGTGTCTTGTAAAATCTATTTGTTCATTGTCAGGTATACCAAACTTAAATTCTAATTCTTCTTGCCCTTTGAAAGGTACATTTTGTAGATGGTTTGTTGTATCTGCAATTGTAAGTGAACCTGTCATTGTTGGAGAGAATATACTCTCATAGATGTTTAATTCTAACAGTAACGGTTTGATATCTAGTGAACCTTGCGTACTCGCTGCATGTACGAATATGCCTTCTAACTCATAATCACCTGCAAATTGTAAATCTGCCATAATCTTATCTTTCTATAAGTGTTTCAAATTCTGAAATAAATTGTCCTACAAATGCACGATCTAATAAACGTATTTGTCTCTTACTATCGTTAAGGGTTTGTTCGTATTCGTAGTTTGTTATCGCTGTAGCGCCATCTGTGTCGCTAGAAACAGTCAATTTTTTTGTAGTATCGCCAGACGTTGCGTTAATCTCATGGTGATGTGTACCATTGGGATTTGTATACTTGTCGTTTACAAATTGAGATAACGCAATCTGGTCTAGCGGCCAATCATAACGGGAGGTTATGTTGTTTACTGTAACTATAATCCAGTGTAGACCTGAATCACCATAATACTTGTCTGCGACCGTATCTGGTTGTTCACCGTCTTTTACATTATAGTTATCAAAGACTAGCGTATTTGCTTTCGCATTACCTTTTAGGTTGACACGCCTTAATATATCTGTTATAAGTGTTTTATATTGATTGTCTTCTATATCATACTGATATAGTGGAAACTTGTTAAAATAACTCATTACTTAATGACCTTCTTTAACCATAGATACAGAGCATAACACGCAAACAGATATATTGTTGCGACCCCTACATCTAATATATGTTCTCTCATGTGATAGATGAACTCGATACCTGCCTGTACATCACCCATGCTCTCACCACCATAGTTATTCTCTACTATTTTTGTGCCTTCAAAGTTTTCTATTGATTGTTCCATTAATAACCTTCTGCCACACTCTCTTTTGTAATAATTTCTGTTTCTGTAAAGTTAAGTGTTAAATTCATTTCAGTAGGTGCAGGTGCCTCTCCGCCTCCTACATCTACTGGTCTAAAGTGTTGACTTTCACCACCTGGTCCATAGTCTACATTTAGACTTTCTAATACACATGGTTTTACGAAAGGATACCATTTGTTTTCTGTGCCTTGAAACATATATTGTATTTCAAATTCACTTGGAAAGATTAAGTGACGACCAATCTTTTGTCCTTGTACTCTTTCTGGTAACATATGAAACTTAAATAACTTAATTATTGCGTCAGCGTTTCGTAACTCTTTTTCATTTCTTGGTGTAAATCTAAAATTAAAACTAAATGTACGCAGGTCTACACTTTGAAATATTGCCTCTAATGCAGGATTTAGTGCTCGTTGCGTACCTTTACGAACAACACCCTCTAAATCACCACCTGTAACTAAATCTGCAACACCTGCTGCAAATTTTACACCTAAAGTATCTACTAATGCGTCTCTTATCGTATTGAATGTGCCTTGAGTACCTAATCTATTTAACAAATCATCTACATTTGACGCACCAATTAAATCTGCACCTAAAACACCAGCAAGTCCTGTTTCACTTTTCTTATAACCTACATTTACACTTTGTTTTATGTTTGGTGGTAGATATAAAGCAATTGTGTCTGTTGATCTTTTAAGTCTACCAGATGTTCTTAATGCTTTACTTACTGAACCACCAGTATCATCTTGCGTATCTCTAATGATTTGATTTATATTACCACTATCTTCATATGCAATACTTGGTGAATATAAATTATGTTCTGCTTTTTTAAAACTATTTGTTCTTTTTACTTTTCCGCCAGCAACACCACCACCCATGCCATACTTTGATAAATCTATTTCTTCTGTTTCTGTTTGTGGTCCTGCGTATTTACTTTGTGATACTTCAAAAATATGAAATAGTAAGTAGTGACCATATTCATATTCACCTAGATTATCTGGATATCTTAATGTGCCATAAGCATATTTGTTATTTTCTGTATCTGCAAATGGATCTGTGCTTGAAAAGTTTTTTGATCTACTGTTACGAATAGGAGCACTACTCATCACAGATGGTTTATTGATTCCAAACAATTGCTGTTTTAATTTTTCCGCTAATGTTGCCATAAGACTATTTATGTGTTATAGTGGAGGTATTGTTGACCAATGTTTAAGTATATCCTCTGTGATAATTTGAAACCCATATCCTTTTCTGTCGCAATATTTCTTACACGCTTTCCACTTTGCGTCATTGATGACATATTGCTCTGCATTGTACTTCCATGTTTTAGTCTTGCGTTTTGGTACAGTAGGTGGTACTGTATGTTTCTTTGGTTTAATTTCCCATACAGTTTCTACAATCTCACCTTTATTGTTTCTATATCGTAACCAACAATCTGGAAAGTATCGACTTATTCTATTCGTAAGTGGGTGACGATATGGTACAAACATTTCTTCACTTGCCCATTTGAGTATTGATGGATTGTTGTCAAGATACTTAAATACAGTTAGTTCCCAAGAACTACGATATATAATGTTGGTAGGGTCACCCTTGTATTTTGATGGATTCTTAGGTCTAAACTTACCTTGTACCAGGATTCTATTAGACATTCTTTTTATCTTTCTCATTCTAATTATTTAGATAAATAGTTGGATGGCAAGTATATTTGATACAATCAGACAAGCGGCAGGTGATAGAGATTTATCTATCAATTGGTATAAGAAAAAGGTAGCAGACTTATCAAACAGAATATCTGCAGCTCGTCTTATGCGTGATAATAAATTAAAGAAAGCACCTACGTTTAATAAATTACATTTCTTTAGATATGATCCTAAACTCAAAGCAACGTTGCCATACTACGATACTTTTCCACTTGTTATGCCAATACAATCAGCAGCAGGTGGGTTTCTAGGAATTAACTTTCACTACTTACCCATACCACTTCGTATGAGATTATTAGAGACATTGGATAAGAGAGGTTTTAGAGGTGACTATCGTAAACTAAAAAATATAAGAGAAGTTAAACCAACAATCAAACATTATCTAC